GTGTAGATCGAGGACTCGATAACACCATCGGGTTGCAGTGCAACATCCTGACGCTCGGGGGGCTCATCAGGAACGATCCAGCAAACTTCGCAGATTGCGAGTGCTTTGTCGTCGCCGGAGAGCTTACCGTTGGTAGCGCGAGGATCGTAGATACCCGAGCCTTGAGCCAGACCAGAAGCGGAAGCGCCGCCCAGGTCGGTGGTGGTGAACAGCTTCCACTGGGTCTCGGAACCAAGAGCCGAAAGGCTGCTGGAATCGATGATGTTGGTGGAAGCGGTGCTGCCGTTAGCGATAGCGCTGTTGGAACCGGTGATCGAAGTGCCGAACTGACCGGACACAACAGTGCCATCGTCGAGCAGACCTTCGCCCACAGCGGGGATGAGGGTCAGCTGAGGAGTGGTGTCAGCGCCGGCAACACCGGAGCTAACGAGGTCGCCGCCGTCAACACGCAGAGAAGCGCGATAAACGTAAGCAGTTGCAGGAACTTTGATGCCGTCGGTGATATCAGCCCGGACGTCCTTGTGGAAGTCGGGTGAAGGAACGATGACATTGCCGTTCAGGAAAGGCTGCTCAGCAGAGTTCTGACCAGAGCCATAAGCCTTGGTGTAGTAGCTCAGCTGGTTGGTGGTGCCGAGAGCTTGATAGCTCAGATCGACATAACCCACAGCCTGTTGTGCAATCCAGCCAGGCTGGAACACAACGCCGACAGGACCGCCAACCGGCTGGTTGGTCAGAGTGGTGTCGACACCGTTAGCGTTCTGGTACGCAACGGATTTTTCTTCGTGCCAGTAACGAAGAACGTTGGTGTAGTTACCAGGATAGATCTTGGCAACGTGAAGCTGGTTAGCGTTAATAGCCATTGTTAGTTACCTCCTCAAGCGTCGAAAGAGTAACCAACGGTCACGAAGTCTGCGTTGAGCAGTTCGAAACCAGCGTAGAGGCTCCAAATCATCATGATGAATCGCGAGAAGTCATCATTGTTGTTCAGGAGCACCTGAGCGTTGTTGCCGCCGATGCCGACACCAACAGACTGAGGACCGAAGAACATGCCGATCGCGGCATTGTAATCTTGGGTCGTAGACGCGATAGTGGCGTTCTGAGTCTGGGTGGGCATGTTGGTGGATTCGAAGAATCGCACGCCCTCGAAGACGAAGCCAGTAGGCATGATGGGTTCGCCGGCCACGAAGGTAGCCTGACCGAAGCCCTGACCCATGTAGATGCTGGCGTTCGGCTGCATAGCCGACATCAGCGGGTTGATCTGACCGTTACCGGGGTAGCGAGCCACCTCGCGGAAGTCAGAGTTCTGACGCAGGTGCATCAGGAAAGTGGGATCGCAAACGCAGCGATAGAACCCGTCCTGGTAGGTGGGGGTGTTGCGCTTACGGAGGGACTTGACCACGCGGAGGAGGTCGTCCTTAACGTCGAACTTAGCTTGCTCGGCGTTGGTGTAGCTAAGAGCGCCGGTTGCCAGATCGCCGGGGAAGTAGTAACCGCCCTGGGTATCAGAAGATTGGCCCTTAGAAACAGCTTTCAGGAGTTCGTTGATGAACACCCGATCGCGCCACCGACGATAGTCATCGAGCAGAGTCAGGCTGCCGATTGACTGGTGGAAGGTGGTCAGGTTGCCCGTATCGAGCAGCAGGCGCTGCGCAGTGATAAGAGTTTCCCGAGCGATCTTGAAGGTAGAAGGCTGGGTGGGGTCAGAAGGATCTGCAGGACCGGTGTACTCCTTGAGAGTCACCAGAACTTTATCCTTGACAATATTGCGGCTGTTAGCAGTACCGATGGTCTGCTCAGCAGTACGCTCCCGAGATTCTTTAGAGCCAGGGTTACCGAAGAAGCGGTAACGATCTAACTGAACCGTCTGACCGGGCTGCTTGGAGAAATCGTGAACGACCACCGGCTCGGCAGCCATCTCAACGATGTAAGCAGGGTGCGGACGGTAGAGTTCGGCACCAAGAATCTTGGGAAAATCATTATCGATGAACATCGATAAGTGTCCCAAAAAAACTACAAAATTATCTTAGCCTTTTAACAGCTATATCTACATAGCTGCTGTCTCGTTTTTAGCGTTATATACCCTTTTGATTCGAGCTATTGACACCGGGACTGAAGGTGCGAATCATACCCCTGATGCCTTCTCCAAGAACACCGTAAGTACTGCCGTAGTTAGGAACGTACCTAGAAGATTTACCTCTATACGAATTACGAATGACTATGTTTTTTCCGTCAGCTACTTCACCTGGAAGAGCTTGAGAGCGAACAGATTCAACTCTTGACTCACAGTAAGAAGGAGGGTAATACTGCCACTCTGCTCTCGACGCTGTACCACTAGACGTCGTTCGAATTAGGGTCGGATACTGAGCGAGAGGGTATTGCATACCCCCACCTGTGCTTCCGCCGTCAGGAGCAGTACCCCCAGTTTGAAAGGGTAAGTACTGTTGATTGTCAGGTACGTTGTTCCCGTACCAAACAAATGGTCCACGGTCCTTCAAGCCTGGTTCAGGACCAAAAGCTGTTTGTACCGTAGAGTTAGCAGTCGAAATAAGGCCTTGACGCCTAAATCCTTCGTATACAGTTAAAACACCTGAGGCGTGCTGATAAATATTTTGATAGTCAGTCCAATAACCCGATATAGCTACAGGTACTGCTCGCCAGTCAGTAGTTAAGTAGCCGGAGGAATTCGGAGGACCTGGAGTGATGTTACCGAAGTCTGCACCAGCATCGCGCAGTTGAACAAACGTTTGTTGCTGCCCCGAAGCATAAACATACCCACTCGAAGTGAGACTATAGGTATCTGTGAGATTTAAGTCAGATCCCGTGCGTTGTGGACCTGACTGTATGTTGTGATATAGAGATTTGTCGTAGCGCCAGTTAGTAAGAGCCGCAAAAGTCATGTTTCTTTGCTTTTTATACACTCTAAGTCAGCCTATTATTCAAATAGACCGCAAACTGAGAGACTAGTGTTTGAAAAATTAGTCTCTATTCTTGCTGTTGATGCGGAATTAGCCGGTAGCTCTATTGCAGGCACTGTGACTGAATCTCTCGTTCACCCACGGGGTAAAAGAGACTTTTTAAAGCATTTTTTACGTGCTTTATCAGTTGGGTGGCTCCTAGCTACTTTCGTAAGTCCTGCGGTAGCTGAAAAAATGCAACTCAGCAAGGCAGAATCGGTCGCAGTTGCCTTTGCCGGTGGTTACGCAGGCATAAAAATCTTAAATGCAGTCGAAATTATCGCTATTAAGAAAATTTCGAGCGAACAAAAAGAAGAAGATAATTAAAGTTGAATGTTTTCGTCAAAATTCTCTGGAACGGGAGGATTTTGAGCTTGATTTTGAGCAGAAGGACCGGGGTTAGCGCCTACGCGAGGTTTTTTGGCGTTATTAGTCGCTTCGTCGGGTCTTTTTGCGCCTAGAGCTTTCATGAATACATCCTTTTTCTAAAAATTAGCAGAAAAAAACCCCTCATGACGAGGGGTTTAAAAGGAGAACCACCCTTACTCACCCACAAAGGACAGTGAAGGACTGAAAAACTATATCAGGAAGGTTCCATGAACAAGAGTTTGGAGCGCAGAGCTTCAGGGCTCATGTTTTGAAGCATGCGCCAAGCGTTTTCAGGGGAGCGGCTCATGGCATCGCCGAAAGCATCCCACTGCTGCTGGGGTTGGATAGCTTGCTGACGACCGGCAGTAGCTGCCGGAGGTGCGGGCATGTCGTAGCTCTGGTTGTACTGCTGAGGAGCCTGCGCAGGAACGTCGCTATCGATGTCCACAGGCACCACTTCGGTGAAGAAGCGGTCAGTGTAATCAGCCAGATAGTCAGGGTTGGTCAGAATCTGCTCCATACCGCCCATACGCTGAGTGGCAGCGTCTGTTTTTTGAGCCTGCTGGAGGAGCATGTCCTCGAGCTGACAGGCGTATGCATTCAGAATGCCAGGAGCTTCAATACCAAACTGCTTAACGACCTCGACGCTGGCGGCGCTGAGTTCCGCGTTGCCGTTGTCCGTAGAAGTCGGATAGGAAGCTTGGGTCTGTGAGACGTTGGTAGGCGAGGTCTGCTGAACCTGCTGTTCCTGGTAAGCCCAAGGTTGGACCTGTGAAGGCTGACTCAGAGGTGTTGTAACCTGCTGCGGAGCCTGGGTCAACTGTGACGGTGCTACCTGGCTGAGGGACTGCGAAGGCAGACTGCTGATCACCCGCTCCAGGGAACCCATCGCTGCTTCCCAAGGATTGCTCGGGGAGGATTGCGACGTTGACTGGCTGGACAGGTTGCTGATAGAAGGGTCCAAAGCCGGTGCCACCTGCTGTGGCGCTTGGGCTGTAGGAACCGAAGCTACCGCCGGGGTAGCTCCTTGGGCCACCCACTGCGGGTAGGCGGTTGTTGAGCCCTGGTCGTTGGATACCGCCGGGGCTGCCGCCGGGGAGACCGGGCTCGGGGTCGAAGCTTGGATCTGCTGGCTCATAGCTACCCGAGTAAGTTAATTCTTCCGCAAGATGATCAAACGTCCTGTAAAGGAGCGGAGTGATATTCAGTCGTGGATCAGCCGCTAAGGGTTGATCAGGCGCAAGAGGATGCGGAGACTGCAACATCTGATTTAATAATACCAGGAATTGCTGCATTGCCGACTGTGTTTGACCAACCATTCGGAATGGAAAGCCTTTCAACATTTCGGCGCGTTCCGCTTCGGTCTTATCAGGGAAGAGGTATTTAATTGCCTCCACACTGTTAACACCGACTTCTTGCATGTTTCGGACGACGATTGATTTTTGCTGCAAATCAAATGCCGTGTCCTCGTACACATCGCCCATAAAGCGATAGGAAACACTGCGGTCGCCATCTTCCGGAAGACCGATGACGCCGCGAGGAACTTTATTTTTTTCTAGTGCTTTTTTAATATCTTCATCGAGTTTCATATCAAATCGACGAAGCGCCTTTTGATATTTCTCGACTGCTTCTTGAGTTTGTTCCTCAGGGGGATTAGGTTCTTTGAGTCCGCTCGCCGCTATAAACGACTCACGGAAAATCATCTCTTGGTGGTAAATCATCATCTCCAAGAGACGACAAAAACCATAAGTAAGGAAGCTTTTGTTTTTTCTTAGCGCCGTGGCTTGTGCACGACCCATTAAACCTTTAATTTCAGTTGCAGTAGCACCAGCTGAAATAGAGATTTCGTCCACACCGCCTAAGGCTGTGCGAATTTCTTCTCTAAGAAGTAGTGCATACCGATTCATGTCTCCGCTAATCGGGTCGGGCGTCATGTAGCCCACGCGATCGGACGGTTCGACGTTGGCGATGATGCGAGGTACACGAAGTCCTCCGCCCATCGCTGAACCAAAAGGTTCGCTGACACGAGTCGAAGGAGTATCCCGACCAGCAAATCCGCTTTGTGAACTGATTGTTGGGCGGAAAGTGCTTCCAGCATCACCAGCCTCGACCAGGTCAGACCGAGGGCGACTGGAGATCAATGTGGGATTACCAAAGAACTCAATGTTCTTGGCAATATTGGTGATCATATCGTTATGGAGCACAATTTGCTCCATAAACGGATCGAAATCACCCTCTCCTTCTGTTCCGCTTGAGTTTGGCTTATTCAGACACTCGACTGCTGGAACAAAACCAAGTGAGTTTGGACGACTCGTGGTTCCAGAAATACCAGCCCCAGGCTCGACTTCGAAGCTAAGTTCTGAATCAGACTCAGTTTCTTGAATAGTTTCAGCCGTAATGGACAAGCGGACGTAACGCTTGTTTTGGCCGTAAGTGTCACTAGGTAAACCCAGTGTCGCATTCTTGACCTTGTAGTCGTAAATAATTACGACTTCTTCAATCTGACCATTTATATCGTGGTAGACGCGATATTGATTTTTATTGAAAAAATAGATCTGATACTTTAATTTCTGGTCGGGGCGAAAATAAAAGAGTCCGCAACCATCGATAAGGAAGTTGCGGATAATTGCTGGAAAACGAATATCGAGCTTATTGAGCTCGATTACATCATGCAGAAATCTAGTTCTGCTTTTGTAAGTGTCTTGATCACAATAGAAAGCTAGACCCTTCTTGATCATCAAGAGAGTCATCTGCTGAAGATGGCTCAGGACTACCATTGTGGCAGCCTGATTTTGCCGACCTTGGGTTCGAGCAGCCTCTAAGATCTCCTCGAACTTATTTCGGATTTGAGTGGAGGCTGCCATTTAATCGATTACTTTTTCTCTTTGTACGAACGAGCTTTCTCTTTAGCTCGTTTCTGTTTGTCCATCTTAACCTCGTCTCCGCTAGGAGCTTTCTTCTCTTCGCGGTCTTTTTGAAACTTAGCTAGGACCTCAGCGGGCATTTTGTCAGCCATCTGGGAGAAGATATTTACGAACTCTCTCTATTCTAAGGGCTGCTTCAGGAAGTTTACTAACAGGGTAGGAAGTAATTAAATGATCTTGACGACCGAGCATGTCTGTCTTACCCTCTTCCGCTTGAAACTCGTCACAAAGTTTCTGTACCTCTGGTTTATCCCAGATGTAATACTCTGCGATCGAACTAAGTTTGCGACGTCGTTTTTCAGCATCACCCATCCAGCTAAAGTGCCAGCCAGCATCCCGATTACCGATATACCAGTTGTTGGTCGTGGCACGTAAAGAAGACAGGGTTCCGAAATCCCTTAACTGACCGACTGTGCTTGCTGTGCCGCAGCGCCAATCAAACTTTTCTCCTGTCGGGGACTCAAGCTGTCGATCAGCTCTGCCGTAGTGCATGGACATGCTTAAACGTACTGTTTTGTCCGAGTGCTCTAAAACAGCCTCTTTTATTTCTTCTAGCTTTTCTGGGTTTGCGATTTCATCACAATCTGAGCAAATAAAGAATGTGTCATCTGGGAGTTGAAACAAACCCACGCTCAGAGCGTCTCGCTGCCCCCTTTCTCTAATCCACGGGTCGGGAGCCTCTTCAATCGGAGGTAGTTCAACATGGAGTACTTGGACTTTTTCTTCGGGGATACCAAGCTCTCTAAGAGTATTAACGCAGCTAAACTCTTTAGGTTCGCCCCGGTGCGTACGATTCGCATCAGTAATCAAGAAACCATCTACATGATCGTAGAGAGTTTCAATACGGAGTTCTAATAATTCTTTCTCGTTGAAATACGGAAAACAGTCGATCAGCACGTCAGCGACTTCTGAGTAGCACTATGCTAACTCAGTCTTGAGTGTTTGCTGCTCGATTCAAGCGTTTCTTAGACACTTCGATCAAATAGTCTTTAGTACGTTCGACATTTTGATCGGCTTGTTCGTCCATCCCTGGATCGAACTGAGCATCTTCTCCAGAGGAAGGCCCAGTGGGAGGAACTGGACCCCCGTTAACTTGACTTAAGTCTGCTTGAACTTGCTCGCCAAAATCCTCTGACGACTCGCGTTCCTTGCGACGTTGACCTGCTGCAGCCGCAACTGAGCGATCGTACCGATCAGAGAAAATATCTCCGTACTCGCGAAAATCAGGCATCTTCAGTAGAGAACGAAAAGACCGGGTAAGTTACCGCTGATAACAGCAGTACAGGAAAGAGGGAAAAGCTGATTGCCTTGCAATTCGATTGCAGACGCAATTTGACCAGGAGCATCTGATAACTCGACAGCTAGGTAACCTTTACTCTGATTAGCGTCAGATTCGAGAAAGATTGCGCGACAAGCTGGAAAATTAATTCTTTCCATGTCACCAGCAAGGGCCACTCCGAATCCACTTGCGTAGGGTAAAGCTGCAGTTTGAGCGAAGTACCCTCCAAAAGCTCGAACGTTCATCTTTAAGTCTTTTTGTCAGTCTAACTTA